GATAAATACGATGATTTCACACCTAAACTATCCGCCATTGTTTTTAATAGTTCTCCTCGATCTAAACGAATTTTTCTGACTTCCTTCCCAAACGCTGTAAGCATAAAGCAGTCCTCCTATCATTTCTCTAATGCCCATAGATATTATCTCATAAAAAATTAATATGTTAACTTTTTAAAGTTATTATTTTAACTTTGTATGGGTTAACTTTTTTACACTAAACTGCGTATCTCATTTCTTATATGTTTCCATAACCCTTTTCTAGAATATCCATATTTATCGGCTACATCATATGTATTCATATTCCAGAAGTATAGATCAAACAAAATATTCTGATCACGCAAAGATAGAAGTTCTATTGCTTTACATTCATTCAAGCGTCTACGATAATAGTTAATTTCTGCCACCTTTTGAGATTCTTCCTCCATCATTCCTAAAGGACTTGTATAAGAACCATGAAAGGTCGGCATAGGAGCACTGGATTTCTCCTGCTCCTTTGTCAACCTAATTGGATTATGACTAAGCCCTAACATTTTATGATTCAGAACTTCAAGTTCTTCGTTCAATTCAATAATTCGATAGCAGCAATAATTAGCTGACTTCAAGTCATTCAACATTTGATTTACTTTTAATTTGTTCAATTTAACCACCTACTTCTTCTTTGCGACAACTGACCCTCTGTGCCAGGACTCTTCCCCACTACGATATCTGCGTTCATTTGCTCTTTCCTGATGTAGTTTGTATTCTTTCAGTCCTAGATTCTCACGCTCTAGTTTAGCAATGTAATCAATGACGTGATCCAATTTATTGTCCAGGTCAAACGATTTGTCTTTCGTTGCATTTCGAACGAAACGAAAGTAATTCAACAATGAATCACATTCATCTTTGATTTCTTTGTTGTGAATTTCATATTCAGTTAAGCTCATCACTTCGTCTCCTCGAATCCTTCGTAAGAACTAGCATCCATACATTATAAGAGTGTTTGGTGTTATTTTTTTTGTGAATCCTAATTTTATAAACATTTCTTCAGCAGTCATATTCTTCTCCTAATTTGCTTATAGCCAAATACTCGACATTTTGTTGTCCTTCATACCAATCATTTAACCAACTTACACAATCTTCGCAAGCATTCCACGCTGCACATTCCGTCGAATACGTCCATTCTTCTTCAAAATCATATTTGTATCTAAGATAAACTAAAAAACTATAATCATCATTTTCTGCTATGTAATCATTTAATTCACTATCTGTCATTCCTTTTTTCAATCGAACAAATTCAATTGAAGGTATTTTAATATCGTTCATTTTCATTCTCCTTATAAGGTTCAGGCATTGGCATCCAAGCTATAACTTTAAATTTACTTAATGTAGTTTTCTTTTCTATCCACCATTTGCCATCAGTTGTATGTGATGATTTAACAGTTCTTGCACCATTTTCATATTCAATAGTCACAAGCACCTCTTTTGATCGCGTTCTCCAAAGCATATCGTTCACTACATCTGTTTCATACAATTTAGCAAAGATGCTATCATGCTCATCTGGAAGCTTTTTAGAAACAGGAATCCACTCAAATGATTCTGCTTTATCAACTAATTCTTTCAATACATTTAAATTATTAAGATATTCATTTTGCAGCTGTGTTCCGCATTTGTACAAATTGTTCATGTCTACAACACCATCACCAACATCATTTTTGAAAGGACTAGTTAAAACCATTCCTTCTAATCTTTTTAAAGTTTCCTGATATTTATTCATATGTCTTTAATTCCTCTTTAAGCTCGTTTATAGCTTCTTTAACGAACTTTAAATCCATATCATAGTCACTAACTAAATCTGCCATTCTACAGTTTGAATAACCTTGTAATGCACTCTCTAAAGTTGAGTGAAAGGAAATTGATTTCTGAATTTCCTTTTCAACTCCATCTTTACTTTTTTGAATTGCATCTTGAACTAAAGTATAGCTTTTTCCGTCAGATACAATTCCATATCCGTTTTTTAATCTAATCATTCAAACTCTCCTCGTAAACATCTTTTGTCACATATTCAACTAAAAATCCATCTTTCAAAATCATTGCTTGTAGAACGACAACTCTTTCACCGTATTTGTTAGTCGTCCTTGGATTATCCATGTCTAACAAATATGGATTTTCTCCCGTTCTACAAATAATAGATTTTGGATGTGATTTACATATCAATCCACTCACCGAATGAAATTCAAATTTTTGATTTTGATTAATATTTGTGTTTAACATTTGCTTTCTCCTGTCTTTGCATATTCTAGTGATTCAATAAACGATTCCATTAAAAATCATCCTCCTCATTTGAATCATCATTGTTCATGCTACTTCAAACATTTGATTCCATATCTTATGAATCTTTTCTTCATACTCTTCTTTTGAAACATACTTGATTGGCTTACCATTAAATGCACTAGGATGTAATGTGAATCCATATTTCTGTTTCATTTCTTCTAAATCTTTTTCTGTCATGCCTTAACATCCTCATCTGCAGGCATTTCGTAAAATTGGCCTTTTTCACTTAAATGATAGCAATTTGTGCCGAAAGCTGGTGTGACTTTACTTGGATAAGGACATTCAATTCTTCCTTGAATTTCATCTAGTACCTTTAAAGCTTTACGTTCAGTCGAGTAAACGCCCAATTCGTAATCACATCCATCAGTTGTTGCACCACATATCAAACAGTAATTGCCATCATTAATGACACGAAAAAAATTAATATTCACTAAAGCATTTTTTCTCTGACTCCTAACCCACATAACTTACTCCTTTATATTTTTTCTTAATTCTTTCACAAATCTTTTTAGCTCAAAATAAAGCAAAATTGGAAGTATAATCGGATAAAGGATTGTTACTAACCAAAAATAATCATATGCTAGATAACTGATATCATTTACGATATATGAAATTATCATCCCAGCCACAATATAAACTCCAAAAAGCATTACAATCTCGACTATAAGCTCAATATCCATTAGTATCCCTCTTTCAATCTTTCCATATTGATCGCGTTCTTTCTCATATAAGCTGCATAGACTTCTTCCAGGCAGAATCCTAAGTGTTCGCTCAGTGCCAATAGATACATCAATCGACAATCTACAAGTTTAAGTATGGTAATCAATGCATTCGCTATACCAAAACCGATATCAACTTGCACCATATGCGAATAGTTATATTGACCATTTTCCTGATCGTACCCAGAATTAGTCAAATAGGTTCTTTTCCCGTAAAGCAATTCGTAGATCAAGACGAAGTGGAGGACATCCACCAACTCTTCCAGGGCTTTATTTCTATCGACTGGTTCCTGACTTTTCTTCCACCAGCACCAGTCGCCTTTGAGTTCGTGAGTGAATTCACCAATCTCATCGAGTGTGGCTAAGTCAATCTGTTCCTTTGAAATTGTAGTCAAACCGTACTCTTTCATGATGGCCGAATTCAACTCATCTTGTTTCTTTAGCATTGTCTCAATCATGCTTAGTTCTGAGTCTTTCATTACTTTTCCTCCTTGTTGTCTTTTGAGGAAATCCATTCAAGTGTTTTGAATGTTTCCTCGTCTTGTTTTTTTCTGCTTTAAAACTTCGCCATTCTTCATCAGAAAGGCAAATCATCCGATGCAATCTCAAGAGCATCAACTTCGGCTTGTTGAGTCAAGCTTTGCGCATACTGCACATTCGATTGATTGTTATTCCTTGTCTGAGCTCCATACGATTGATTCTGAGCGTAATTTTGAGTGCCATAGGTATTTGTAACTCCTAGAGTGTTTTGCTCGTTAAAATCATTTCTAGGTGTCAAAAACTGCACGTTCTCTGCGATGACTTCTGTGACATAGACTTTCTGTCCTTGCTGGTTGTCGTATGAACGTGTATTGATTCGGCCTTCGATACCTAGCTGATTGCCTTTTTTCTGGTACAGCTGGATGTTGTCGGCCAATTTGTTCCAGGCTACGCACTGAATGAAATCCGCCTCTTGTGTTCCGTCCTGATTCTGTCTTCGATTGACTGCCAAGGTAAACGAACAGACACTCGTTCCGCTCTGTGTCTTTCTGAGTTCTGGATCACGTGTCAATCGTCCAATCAGAACAACTCTGTTGATATCCTGCATAGGCTCACACTTTCAATCCGCAATCATTCGCGATTGACTGCATGGATTTGGCCATCAGCTCACGCATCTTTTTCGTGTCCGCAGTAACCAAGTCGACCAGGTCGTTGAATTCCGCCATGTTGATCGTGCTCTTGAAAGCTTGATACTTCTCAACAAGTGTCGGCTCAACTTGTGGTTCTTCTTCCTGGATGGATTCAACCGCCTGAGTTTCTTCTGGTTTCTGCTTAGGTTCTGCATTGACTACGACCTCCGTTTTTTCTTCGACTTGCTTTTTGACAGCAGGTCTGCCACGTCGCTTTGCCACTTTCTCGACGATATCCGATTCACGAATATTCATGCCGTTGATTCGGTATGGTGCTACGTTGTCTGAATCGTCAACGTATGCGATAAGTCCTTCTCTGTCCACTCCTGCACAGTGATAAACGACTTTATCACCAGGAGCGTATTTGAGTTCTTGTTTTTCGAGTGTTTTTTTAGTTTTCATTTTCACAGTTCTCCATTTTTGATTTTTTCCCGCAGCTGCTCTAATTCGCTATGCAGTTGCTCTTCTGACATCTGGACTGGTTTGGCATAGAACTTCTCATCCAGCTGGATCGCTTTGATTCCTGGATTGTCTTCTTCACGTTCCGCTTTGCTCCATTTCTTCAAAAGTCCTTTCCAGTCCCTGATAGGGTCATTGCCTGTCTTCCATCCGGTGGATTCGTAGTGTTTCCAAAACTTTTTGGCATCTACGTTCAAGTTGTGTTCCTGGATGTAGTCCACGATTTCTGAAATGGACGGTTTAACAAAACAGTCAGTCCAGTCAGTCTGCACATTTTCGTTTTTTGCACTTTTTGACGCAGCCACACTATCTAACTTCTGACTACTGACTGACTTATTTCTAGACTCTAGACTCTTATCTCTAGACTCTAATCTCTTATCGGACAATGTCCTTTTTTTGTCCGGGACAATGTCCTCTACTTTGTCCTTCGATTTTTTCTCTGTTTTTGAGCTCGTTTTTCGAGTGCTTTTTGAGCCTTTTTTAGGACTCTTTTCAGACGGATTTTTCTGTTTATTTTCACGATACAATCGCTTTTTTTGTGCCCATCCGGTTTCTGATCCAATCATCGATTCATAGTTTGCAATCTTCATCACATTGTTCTCAGACACTACAATCAGTCTTAAATTCTGGAATAATTCAAGGGCCGCTCTGACTGTGTCTGCGGAAAAAAACTTTGTGTCACGTGCAATTTTATCGACAGTGTATGGAACTAATATATTGCCAATTTTTGTAGCTAAAACACCATTTGTATTTGATGTCATGGTGCACAATTTTATGTATAGGGTTACGTATTTACATCCGTCTTCCTGGGATAAAAGAAAATCGATTGCGTCACTTTCGAAAAAATCAGTCTTCAACTTGATCCAATAATAAACTTTGCTATTATCCTTGATTTCCGACATATGCAATCCTTTCTATTCTTCTTTTGGTTCTATTTCATTTATAACTACCATTACGCATGGTTTCGTTGCATATCTCTTGAAGACATGCAGGTCTGATACTTGCTTATCATCTTCGAAAGCCACTTTATTTAAAGAGTCCAGTACAACCTTTGCAATGTTGTCGGAATCTGGCTTCTTTTGTGGTTGGATTTCATTTGCGAGCATCTTATTTAGCTTCACTTTTGATACATTCTTAGGTGGTGAGAAATACGCGAAAATCTTCACTTCCAGGGACCCTTCCAGCATGCTTGGAGTGCCACACTGTTCCATGAAGCTTAATCGTACTAGATTCTCATATTCAACTGTTTTAGGTGGTGTATGCACACTTACATACTTACCACGATTAGAGAATCGAGGCCGTCCTTTGGACCCCGGTTCTCCTGGTACTACAAACTGATAACGCATTATTCTTTGATTTCTCCGGTCACTGGATCTTCACCAGGCTGTTCCTGATATTCTGCATCAAAGAATTCATTTGGAACTTCTGTCATATCTTCTTCAATCGTTGTCTTGATTGATTCATCTGTATTCACTTGTTTAACAAATTCAGTTTTTAATGGTGCATATTTAAGCAGCTTCTTTAAAACTGTCTTCTTGGCCATTTCATCAAAGTTTGTTTTCCATGGACCACTGCTATATGACTTAGAATATTTTTTCGCATGATCAAGAACATCTTCATACGACATGACCTGGAATCCTTGGCCACCATTCACTAATTTGAATGTTGCATAATAATAGATCGGCTTACCTCGATTTGTTCTTGCAGGTTTATGTTTAAGCACTGGATCCATTCCAAGTTCATACTCAAATTCATCATTTTCATAAACGACTTGAGCATCAATCATCTTGACTTCGCCTGAACGATATGCCAGGTCAATCAATCCCTTGTAGCCAATCTGGAACTGACAAGCTCCACCATACGGAATCAAGTATGCCTGGCCAAGTGGTGTATTAGGTTCCAATCCTAATTGTGCTGCATTCATCATTGCAGCCAAGAATGACTGTGTAGTGCATGATGCTAGCTTGGCATTATTAGATACTGCAGACAATGCGATTCGTGTGAATCGTTCTGGAGTCATCACACTAGGCAATGCCTTCGCGATTTCTCCTGACATCACTGAGATATACTCTTTGATGGTCTTTGATTGCTTTTTGGCCACAGTGTTTGACTGCGTCTTTGCAATCATTCCTTGTTGATTTGTTGTTGTCATATGTATTTATCCTCCTACTGTTCTTTGACTAAAAATCTTCTCATTTTTCTTTGAGTTAAGTATTGATCATAAAGTTCAGGCTCATCTTTTCTGAACTCTTTAGTATCGAATGTATTTGATACCGATGTTTTCCATGTAACTTTGAATTTGTCAGATGTTCCAATACCAGAATCACCTAAGTAGTTCTTTACTTCATTCTCATGCTTTTTCTGAATATCCTGGAGCTCCTTGATTTTATCTTTGACAAGCTTCAATGCATCCAGTTCCTGCTGCAATGGAGTTAGATCCACAATGCTATCTTCATCATTTTCTACTGGATGTAATTCACTGATTGCTTGTGCAGTAGAATCCGAACCATCGATTGGCGGTTCAATGTCATTCTCCACACAGTTCCAGAACTCTTTCTCCTGCTCGATCAGTGCATTGACTTCATCATCGCTTCTTAAAACTTCATAGCAGTACAAGTCAACTCCTGGAATATAAATAGCTATATACCACTTAGAAAGACCCGTAACTGCCATATAATGCATGCACTGTGCATAATACTGAGGTGGAATATTTCCTTTCGAATATATATCTTTGTTGTATTCAGACGTGGTCTTGATTTCTAGACCTGCATCCTCTCCAACAACCAATCTGTCAACATTGGCCAACATGAATGGATGATCTACAGATTGAAATGAAAATCCACTCTTTCGACATTTCTTGCCAGTT